TTGAAACGCCATAGGCCACTTATTCCCTCGATATAGGGAAACTCACCTGTAAAATCTGTCTGAGAAGTCAGGATACTTTTAACAGCCACATCATCACCTCCATCTGCTGTTTGCCTGAATATTGAGTTCTGTGAAGGTAGCATTGGAAGTGGCGACCACCACAGTGTTGGAGCCGGTTTCCAACATCGGGAAATTCAGCTCATATAAAAGCGGCAGACCATTGCGGAGCGTATTGCCCACAGAGTCCACCACTTTAGCAGTAACCAGAGAGCTGTCTACAATCAGGGTTTCACCTTCGGCAAGAGCGCCGCTGACACGAAGCTCCTCGCCGCCGGTGATAATGGAAATGTAGCTATCCGTTTCCGAAGTGACCACGCCCTGAATGGAATACACCGGCTCAGATACCGTTGTTCCAATGGTGCGCAGCACTTCATGTTCGCCTTCAGCGGAAATAACAAAAGTCTCGTCTTCCAGTGCATAAGCGTGGGGATCGGGACAGATAAATTTGAGTGTGAAAGTACCAGAAGAGCGCAGCAGCCTTTCACAATCTACAGCCTCCGACAGACGGGCCAGAAAATAGCGGTCAGGCACTTCATCCAACACCAGCTGCTTTAAGCCTGCGGTTGGGTCAAGCCACTGCGACATGCTGTCCAGTACAGAAACCAGACCGGCAAAGTCCTTCTGGGGATAGATGTAGCAGGTCAGCGTGATTATGCGTTCGCCGCTATCACAGCCAAAGTCTGCCACACCAGCTTTGCCCGGTACGGTTTCATAGAAATTACGCAAGGCCGGAGAAGCCTGCCAAGAGGTCAGTCTTGCTTTGATTTTCATATTCTTCGATGTGATTCCGTTAAACTGAAATCCCAAAACGGCCACCCCCTTAAGCAGTCAATACACGGCCCTGCGCACGAGAGCCAGTTTGCATCAAGTTATAAAGTTCCTGCGATACCTTTCGGATATCGTCTTCGCTGCGGACCACCATCTGCTGCACGGTAACAAGGGAACCGTACATGCCGTCCATCACGGTGGAGCGACTGTCGGCGCTGCTTTCCGTCAGTGCATTGGCGGCACCGGCATCAAGGGAGAGGTCGGTAGGAATGGAGGTTTCCATATCCGTGGCCAGACCATTCATGACAGAGTTGATATCGTCTGCCATGCTCTCGGCAGCTTCAACAGCGTCCTTGCCGTTTGCGTTGATGGCTCTGGCGAGACCTTCTACCAGCATTTCACCGACCCAGCCCATTTCCTTGGACGGAGAGGCAATACCGAAGAAGTCGCAGATGCCATCCCAGATGGAAGAAATCCAGCCGGACACCTTGTTCCAAAGCCAAGAAGCAAGAGATTGGATACCTTGCCACAGGCCACGCACAAGGTTAGCGCCCACATCTGCAAGCTGAGATACGCCCTTGCCAAAGGCAGATACCAGACCGGAGATGATCTGCGGCACGGCCTTTACAATTTCCACAATGATGGTCGGCAGGTTTTTAATCAGCGAAATCAAAAGCTGCACACCGGCCTGCACAATCTGAGGGATGCTGTTTATCAGCGCATTTACAATAGAGCCGATGATTTCCGGGATAGCTGCCACAATGGTGGTGATGATTTCTGGCAGGGCCTGAATGAGCGCCACCAGAAGGTCGATACCCGCTTGAATAATCTGAGGGATGCTATCCAGCACAGCGGTTATAATGCCCTCAATGATTTGCGGGATTGCCGCCACGATTGCCGTAATAATATCCGGCAGTGCAGATACCAGCGAGGTCAAAAGCTGAATGCCTGCGTCGATAATCTGCGGAATGGCCCCAATCACAAAATCTACAATAGCCAGAATGATGGCTGGGAGCGCTTCAATCAACACAGGAATGGCATCCAGTAAGCCTTGGGCCAGTCCCATGATAAGCTGCAGCGCCGCTTCCAACACCAGCGGCAGATTTTCAATCAGGGTTTGTACGACCGTAGTCAGAATCTGCACGATGGTAGGAATCAGCTGAGGCAATGCCGTAGCAATGCCGGAGGCCAAAGTAGCGATGACCTGCATTGCCGTTTCAGCCAGCTGCGGGAGCAAGCTGAGTAGGCCGTTGACCAGTTCCAGCACAATCATAACTGTTGCTTCTGCCAAAGTAGGAAGGGCCGATACGATACCGTCCAGCAGCGTTACGATAATGTCCACACCAGCTTCCAAGAGTGTAGGCAGGCTTGCCAAAATTGCCTGACCAATCATAGGAACGATGGTAGAGAGCTGGTTAAGCAGAACATCGACAATGCCTTTCATGCCTTCTGCGAATTTCTCCGCAGAGCCAGCGGTCCCTTCCAGAACACCTTGCAGACCTTCTCCCATCATAGAGACAAAGGGTATCATTTCCTTTAGGACATCTGCCGCCATGAATTTCAACGTGGTCATGATAGGCTCGGCGATGGCACCAAGCTGGGCATAGGCATCAGTAAGCTCCGCCTGCGCTCGTCTTGCGTCCATAACATCGCCGTTGAGTTCTTTATAGTTTTCAGCGGCCTCTTCATACAGGCCGTTCAGCGTTTCAGTGATAAGAGCCGCACGTTCCTGTTCGGAAGTACATGCGTCCAAGGAAGCCTGAAACTCATCCTCGGATAGACCGGCCCAATTGAGTGCATCGGCAAGTACGCCGGTGAGCTGGCCGGTTTTCGCTGTTTCGTTTGCTGCCTCGGTCAAACCTTCGATAGGAAGGCTGTCGCCAAAGGTAGCCCATACACCGGCGGCAATGTCCGTCCACTGCGCCAGTTCTTCCTCGGTTTCACACAGCTTTGCCAGATGGTTTACTGCCTCGACACTTCGATCTTCCTCGCCAAGAATGGAGTAGAAGTCGGTATAAGCGGCACCGGCCTGCTCTGCAGTAAAGCCAGCGGTCGTAAAAGCGGCATCCAGCTTGGCCTGATCTTCACGATATTCTCGTGTGGATTCAGCCAAATCAAGGAAGCTCTTTGTAAGACCGGCAAGGGCAGCACCGGCAGCAACAACAGAAGCGCCGATGGCAACACCTAAACCTTTGACTACAGAGCCGACCTTTTCCAGTTTGGAAGAAGCACCGTCGGCATCCTTGGCAGCGCCTTCGATTTCATCACCGAAGTTGTCGGCCTGTTTTCCGGCCTGCTGCATTTCATTGCCGAGTTCATCAATGGCGCTTTCGTTCTGTTCCAGCTCACGCTCCATATCGTTTAATGCAGCAGTGGCATTATTGAGCTGGATTTGCCAGTTCTGCGTTCTGCGGTCATTTTCACCGAAGGACTCAGCGGCATTGGAAAGCGCTGCACGGAGCGTTTCAATTTTCTTTTTCTGTGCCTCGATTTCCTTATTCAGCACTTGGTTTCTGGCCGTAAGCGCTTCTACGGATTTATCGTTTTTATCAAACTGCGAGGTCACGACCTTCATTTCCGAGCCGAGGACCTTAAAGGACTGGTTGATTTCGGACAGTGCCTTCTTAAATTCCTTCTCGCCCTCAAGACCAATCTTCAGACCGAAATTATCCGCCATCAAACCACCTCCTTAGATTCCGTCGGGGATAATGTCATCGATATACATTTCACGCTTCGGTTTCGCCATACCGTGATACTGCTTATGGCATTCCCAAAGGTCCAGTAATAAGCCAAACGGCATCAGCCACACCTCATCCTGCGAAAGATGAAGATGGGCGATGCCGTAATAGAAAAGTCGAGTAAATAACTCCTCGTCACTTACTCGACCACTGCGTTTTTTGAATCGACATCACTGACCACATTGCGCTTGGTGCCTTTATACAAGGCCTCAGTGATTGCTGCCTTATAACCGGCAAGGTCCAAGGGCGTAGTCAGAAGCTCCACCACATCTTCGGTGAGCAGGTCACGCTGATTGTCCTTGTTT